CCCACTTTCGTGGAGGATTTCCCTTCTAACTATATTACTATAGTTAGTTCATCACTGCTTTCGCAGTAACAGGTCGACGTCAACCTATTGGTGTATTCGTCTATGACCAATCCATCTCTAGGAGAGTTAACATGTTTAGCTATGATCTTCGCCGTCGTAAGAAATATCCAACTATATGGCCTTGGGAATACCGCTCTAAACGGTATACCCACTACCTTCGGTTGCATAAGTCTGATCCGGACAAATTTCCGCTTACAGTTAAGACGAAGGTTCATCCTTCTTCTTCCTCTGCCCGTGGCCGTTTGTACGTTACAGTTAACCATCCCTATGGTAAATATCCCTGGCGACTCCGTCGCCTCGGACATTTCCGTGGTTTGGTTATTCCGTCACGTTTTGATCTAACCGTACGTATAACTGGGACTTTCGGACCATCTATTGTTAAACAATATGTGTATTCGAAAACTTCTAGCAAAACTGCCAATTATTGGAATTTATTCTATAATGGGCAGCGCGACCTGATACCTCCGCATCCTTTCACAGAGTTCGTCGTATCTCAGAACACACCGATCGTTGAGAGTCCGAGAGGCCAATGGCTTTCTCCCACTCAATTCTTTCAGTATGATCCTTGGTACGTCACCATCCAGAATCTAGGTTTGCCTAGTAACTGGGATGCTACTTATGCGATAGATAGCGGAAAGATGGACAACCTGAGTAACAAGCTTCTCCAGAAGATCTCCGATAGGAGGGCTTCTATTGGGGAGTTTGTTGGCGAGTTCCATAAGACGTTTGAAATGTTTAATAGTACTGCGAAGCGCGTATTACGTGCCGTAACAGCTCTTAAACACGGCAATCTTCTTGCTGTCGCTTCTGCTCTATCGTATGATCTTCATCCGAAAGAGCTTAAGCGCCTGGAACGAATCAAGTCTTCCTTAAAGCCTTCTCTTTACGTTTCTAATATGTGGTTAGAGTATATTTATGGGTGGAAACCGCTGCTGTCCGACACTGTCGGTCTCGCAACTGCTCTCACTGATAATATTGTCTCTAGTTCCCTTATTAAATCTGTTAGAAAACGCTCCGTGGAAGTTGAGCATACCTTGAGTAATACAGGGGATGCTCACAGCCGCACTGTCTCTAAGAGTGTTACTACTAGTAAACACTTTATTACCGTAAGGTATAAAGTGTCGAACCCTAATACTCACTTGCAGCAACAGTTGCAGCTTCTTGATCCTTTAGATATCGCCTGGAATCTCATCCCGTACTCGTTCATCGTGGATTGGTTTTTCCAGTTTCACGAGTATTTGGAGTTGCTTAATGCAACTTCTGGGCTGACTTTCTTAGATGGGAGTAAGGGCGTGAATATTATCCATCAATGTGATTGTTATCACGTTGGTGAATTCTACTCATGGCCTGATACCTCTGTTGGTCTTGCCGGAACTCAGCCCGGTCATAATTTGACTCGGTTCAAGCTTCGGCAGGTTCTTGGAGGTTTTCCGGATCCCGTTCTTCAACGTGGACCTGGGCTCACTCTTACTCGGGGCCTTACTAGTTTGGCGCTTTTACGCCAACGTTTCAAATAACCTCACCTGAAAGGGTATGTCATGACCATTTCGTCATTAGCCGTCGGTACCGATGCTATTCCTAGTAAAGGTACCACCTCGCCGGTTTCTTATCCCGTCGAGAAAGCATCTCCTACTCTAGTTGGTTGGTCGGACTTTGCAGGTGCAATCTTCGCGTTGAATAAAACCGCCTCTATAGGCTGGCGTTATCCAACTGCGAAGAGCAAACTGCATCGTGTGACTTACGTCATATCGACCCCACTAGACCGTCCAGTAACTGACGCTGGTAGCAACACCACTCATGTGGTAGCTGGCACACTCAACTGCAAGATGGAATTTGTTATTCCTACTCTAGCTACATCGGCAGAACGCTCGGAATTTCTCCGTCGTGTTGTGCAGACGATCCTAGACTCGCAGTTTGAAGCTGCTGTCACTAATCTTTCGTTTCCCTTATAAGAAAAGAAAGTTATGGCAGCTGCTCCATATAATCTTTCGGTTATGGAGTGTATCATGTCAACTTCGTTGCTATCTGATCTCTTTCGAGATCGTGTCGGTTCCTTGGATGATCCGAGGATTACTTCTGTCTTGCTCCAAAGCATCTATGAGGCTATTGATAGTCCTCTTTCACTCTCTTGTAGTTTACTACTTAAGTATGAAGAGTTCGATCAGCTTGCCACGAAATCGATTGACCCCAATATTTATATTGATGCCTATCGCTTCCGTTCTGACTATTTGGCTGTTTCAATCGCGTCTAAAGCTGATTTTTTACAAACCAGTTTTAACAAGACGGAAATCGCCTATCAGTCTTTCATTAAAAGTGAAGCTTTATGTTCACAGACAAACGAACGGTTCCGTAATCTTTATCGTTATCCACTGGAAGTGGATGCGTCTATTCATAGCATTCTGCATATGAGTAGGCGGAAAGTCGATAAAATATTAGGTGCTGTTCCAATGCCTGCTGACTTAAACTTCGGCTTTGGGCCTGGCGCAACTACATCCTGCGGAGGCGATAAAACCTCCGCTTATGAAAAGGTGCGTTCAGATCTTGACATTACGACTAACTGCTTGCCATTGTTTCCTCTCTTGAGGAACTACCCGTCCTGGATGGCCTCGCAAGCCTCCAATAGATTCCCTTCGGGAAATCTTGTGGATGGAAGCAAGCTGCTATTTGTTCCTAAATCAGCCAAGACTGATCGTGCGATATGTGTAGAACCCACTGTTAACGCGTTTTTTCAGCGTGGCGTTGGGGATTACATTCGTCGCAGGTTAGCCCGGAGTGGGTGTAACCTTAACGATCAGTCCACTAACCAGTTGCTGGCTCGGAAAGGCAGTATCGATGGTAGTTTATCTACTCTCGATTTGTCTGCTGCTTCTGATTCTATTAGTTATCTACTAGTTCAGGAGCTTCTTCCGGAGCCTTGGTTCGTGCTTTTGGACGCTATGCGCTCTCCAGCTACCGTCTATAACTCAGCTTCCATCAAACTAGAGAAATTTAGTTCGATGGGTAATGGGTATACATTCGAATTAGAGAGTTTACTCTTTCTTGCGATTGTACGTTCCACTGTCGAGTATATGGGTTGTGACGAGGCTCTTGTCTCGGTATACGGCGATGACATTATCTGTCCCACCGAATGCTTTGATAAGGTGTGTAGCGTGCTAGAGTTCTGCGGTTTTTCAAGTAATAAATCAAAAAGTTTTTCTTCTGGTTTATTCCGAGAAAGCTGCGGAGCTCACTGGTTTAGAGGCTTAGACGTTAAGCCTATATTCGTCCGCGAAAGGATCAAAAATGTGCGACAAGTATACCAAACTGCCAATAATCTTAGGAGAATTGGCTACCGGTGGAATTCCGGTTTCGGTTGTCATAGGCCGTTTAGACGGCCCTGGACTTTACTTGTTAACCTTCTGCTCTCAAGAAACCTCCCGGTTTTTCGAGGTCCCGAAGGATTTGGAGACGGTCATATTGTTTCTAACTGGGATGAGGCTTGCCCCATCTCAAAGAAAAAATATAATCGACAGCTACAACAAACCCTGTATTACTACAGGAGTTGTGTTGCTATGCCGAGACACTATGTGGCTCGACATTCCGAAGCGCTTTTCTGCTCTGCCCTATATCGCGCCGGACCTTGCGGTTCGGCTACCTATGGGGATATCTTCTATCGCAGACGAGTACGATATAAAATAGCAAGTCTATCCGTCTCACGATGGTTAGATCTTGGTCCGTGGCTCTAGCTATGGATTTCTAGGCATTTGCCTAGTGGGAGAGCTCTGCTCTTTAGGTTCGC